GAGATGAAGGACATCACGGACGTGGTGGATGAGATCACGGAGACCGTAGCTAGAGCATTTAACATTCCCGTCGCTCTTTTAAAGGGTGATGTATCCGATGTGGAAAAAATCACACGGAATTTTTTAACTTTTTGTATTGATCCAATTTGCGAGATGATCCAGACGGAAATCAACCGGAAACGGTACGGCCGCCGGGATGTAAACCAAGGAAATTATGTAAAGATCGACACGACTACAGTCATGCACACAGATGTTTTTGATGTGGCAGAAAGTGCCGATAAGCTTATCGCAAGTGGAATGTATTGTATTGATGAGTTGCGCAGAAAGTTGGGAGATCAGGAACTTGGAACCGAGGAGGCACAGAAGCATTGGATCACGAAAAACTATGAAACACTGGAAGGGGGGTGAGACAGGATGAAGGGGAACGCAACAAAATACCGCTTTGAGCAGAAAGCAGATAGCAACGCACATAAGCTGTACATTTACGATACAGTAACCGCCTACGGTGATTTTAACTGGGAAACATGGGATTATGACGAAAGCGAAACAAGTGCAAATTTCTTCCGCCAGTCGCTGGAGGAGATTCCAGAGACAGACCAGATTGAACTCCACATCAATTCTTACGGGGGAGATGTGAAGGAAGGAATTGCCATTTACAATATGCTGAAACAGCACAAAGCGGGAAAAATCTGTTATGTGGATGGCTTTGCTTATTCAATCGCCAGCGTGATCGCATTAGCATGTGACAAGATCATTATGGGCCTTGGGACGTCTATGTTGATTCACAACATGAGTATGTCAGTTTATGGAAACGCTGAGACATTGCGCAAATGTGCGGATGATTTAGATGTGCTGATGCAGTCCAACCGGCAGATCTATTTAGCCAGGGCGAAAAACCTGACTGAGGAACAGTTGATTGAGATGATGGACAAGGAGACGTATTTAACACCTGAACAGTGTTTAGAATACGGCTTTTGTGATGAGATTGCAACGACCTACTCAGCGGACCAGAACAAGATCAATCAGCTGGCCGGGATTGTTATCCAGCAACTGAGGCAGGAACTGAACAATCGGAAATCATTCATGGAAGAAATGAAGAAGTTTGTCCCGGCAGAGCCAACACCGAGCGAACCAACGCCGGTACAGGCAGCCACGCCACCAGCAGAACCAAAAGAACCAGAAAACAATACAGGTGAAAAGAAGATGCTTAACATGATGAACGCATTTTACACCGCATTCCAGAAAAAGGAGGATTAGAACACATGAGAAGTAAAGACTTACTGAAACAGGAAAACGCTCAGTTGATGCAGGCACTGACGCAGGCATTGCAGAGCAACGATGACGAAGTTATGGCAGAGGCGTTCACACAGTTCGCCGATGGAGTACAGAAGAGCATCCTTGAGGAGTACAGCGACCTGAGACAGAGCAATGACAGCGCAGTTCTGGCATCCAGAGGAATCAGACAGCTTACAAGCGAGGAGAAAAAGTTCTATCAGGCTTGGATCGATGCAACCAAGGCACCGAATCCGAAACAGGCACTGATCGACATCGACAAGGCAATGCCGGAGACAATCATCGAATCTGTGATTGAGGAGATGCAGGAGGCGCATCCGCTTCTTTCCGAAATCGACTTTATCAACTGCCAGGGCGCAATCAAGATGATTGTAAACGCTGACAACATCGACCTTGCTACCTGGGACGCTCTCACAACCAGCATTAGCACAGAGCTGGCAGGCAAGATCGACACGCTGGATATGACTCTTGCGAAACTGTCCGCATTTATCCCGGTGCCGAAAGACATGTTGAAACTTGGCCCGACATGGCTTGATAACTATGTGCGGATCATCCTGACAGAGGCATCAAGCGCAGGCCTTGAAAAAGGTATCCTGAAAGGAACCGGAAAGAATCAGCCGATTGGTATGTGCAAAGACCTGGACGGATCCGTGACAAAAGGCGAATACGCTGACAAATCAAAGGTTGCACTTGCTACCCTGGAGCCGGAAGCGTACAGCGCAGTGATCGCACCACTGGCAAACAAGCCAAACGGTGGATATAGAACCGTTCCGGAAGTCCTCCTTGTAGTAAACCCGGTTGACTACATCAGCAAAGTTCTTCCGTCTTCCACGGTACGGGCTACTGATGGAACTTACAAGAACAATGTATTCCCATATCCTACAAAGGTGGTACAGTCTTCTGTACTGGAAGAGGGCGAGGCTATCTTAGGACTGCCTGGCAAGTACTTTATGGGCGTTGGAGCTGGTTCATCCGGACAGATCGAATACAGCGATGAGTATCAGTTCCTGGAAGATAACCGTGTATACATCACAAAGATGTACGGAATGGGACGCCCGAAAGACAACAACGCTTTCGTATACCTCGACATCACAGGCCTGAAACCGGCACCGCTGAAAGTAGAGGTGACATCTACCACAGCGGCATCTACTTCCTCAAAATAAGGTGGTGAGGTAAATGGATGAGCTTTTAAAAGCTGTAAAAAATTACCTTGATATCACCTGGGAAGATGATGACACAGATGCAAAACTGACGGGCATCATTGAAAGAGGCAAGACATACCTTGACCGCAATGCAGGCACGGCGCAGGACTATGAAACAGAAGGCCTTCCCCGTGCCCTTCTCTTTGACTATTGCAGGTATGTAAGAAACAACGCCCTGGAGCTTTTCGAAGAGAATTTCCGGGGCGATTTGATTGCACTCAGAATGGGGGCGCAGGCGGATGAATATGCAGAACAGCAAGGTTACATTTGAAACCTTTAATGATGGCATATGCAGCATAAGGCAGATTGATGATGATGGAAATGCAGGGGACGAGATGGCGCGGGTACGGTACCAGGAACGCACTGTAGGAATCAAGCGATACTACGAGGCAATGACGGCAAAGGTACAGGTTGACAGGCTTATCCGGGTGCAGTATTTGAGGTGGCTTACATCGGAATATGTGGCCGTAATTGATGGGCAGGTGTACGATATCGTACAGGTGCAGACCATCAACGACAGCAACCCGAAAACAAATGACATTTCCATACACCTGACAAGAAAGAGACGTGATACATATGCCGAAATTTGAGGTGAAGGGGATAAGCGAGTTGGTGGCACAGCTTGACCGGATGGGACAGCTTGACACCCTTGCCCCAAAGATGCTAAAGGAAGCAGCGGAACCATTGCAGGAAGAGGTTATAAAACAGGCAACACCGCATTGGGTAACCGGCAGCATGGTACAGTCCATTAAGCCTTCCAGCGTGACCCATGGAAAAAATGGGAATTATACCATTGTTGTGCGGCCAACAGGAAAAGATAAGAAAGGCGTTCGAAATATGGCAAAGGCCTGCTATTTGGAGTTTGGAGCCAAGGGACGCCCCGCAACTCCAATCATCACCACAGCCGTGCTGAATGCAGAGCCGGCCGTAAGGGAACGCTTGCAAGAGGTATTTAACAGGGAGGTAGGCGCATGATGTCAGATGAATTACTGGTTGCCACTTTGGAGCCGCTTGGGTATCCGGTGAAGCCTTACGAGTACAAAGGTGCAAAAGCTGAGTATATCGTGTATAACGAAGAGGATGAGCGGGGCACCAATTACAGTGATGATTTACCAACTGGCAATTCTATCTGGTGGCAGGTGCACCTTTTCACTCCTTCCAACAGCAATTACCGGAGCGCAAAAAGGCGAATCCGGGAACTTTTGCAAAAAGCCGGCTTTGGAGTGGGGCAAGTAAAAACAATTTATGAAAAAGAAACAGAAACCGTGCACGTGATTATTTCGTGCAACTATTTAGAAAATATGGAGGATGAAATAAATGGCTAAAGTAGGATTAAAGCACATCGTAGCAGCAGCACTGAACGAGGATGAAGCTACATACGGCAAGGGCTATGTGGTAGCAAAAGCCATCAAGGCAACTGTTACCGCAAACAACAACGATGTAAAGTTATACGCAGATGATGGCGTTGCCGAGTCTGACAAGTCTTTGAAAGATGTATCTCTTTCCCTGAACGTGGATGATCTGACACAGAAGGTATACGCCGATCTGTTAGGGCACACATACACCGCAAAGAGCGGCGACTCTCCAGAAACTGTGATCGCAAACGGCAACGATGTAGCGCCATATGTTGGAATCGGATTTTATGGGGAAGTTCGAAGAAACAACAAAACTGTTTATCAGGCAAAATGGTTATTCAAAGCTCAGTTTTCTGAGCCGAACGACGAGACCGATACAAAGGGCGAAACTGTAGCATTTCAGACGCCTACCATTGAGGGAACAGCTTTCAAGCTGGACAATGGAGACTGGAAAGAACAGGCAGAATTTGAGACAGAGAAGGAAGCGATCGCATGGGTTGACGGAAAGGCAAACATCACCACGGCGGCGTAATGGAGGCATAACACATGAGTGATCTGAACCCAATCGGCGAGGTGATCGTTCTGGACGGGGTGGAAAGACATTTACTTTTCACCCTGAATGTGATCGATGAACTACAGGACAAGCAGAACGCCACACTGGATGAAGTCGTTTCCAAGCTGACGGACAAGAAGGAATCAAACAAGGCGTTGAAGTGTATTCTCAGCACGCTTTTAAACGATGAGGCAGAGCGGACAGGCGGAAAGCTGAAAACCTATACGGAAAAAGAAGTTGGTTGGCTTGTAACCATTCAAAACGTGATGGAAGTAACTGTTGCCGTGTTGCGTGCATATGGGTACTCTCTTCCAGAGGCTGACGAATTTGACAGCCACCCAAACGCAGAGGGGCGGAGCGAGTAAACACCGCCCGCCTTCTTTATATCGGGTGCAAAATCCTGAACTTTTCACAGCGGGAATTGATGGAAATGACTCTTAGAAAGTTTTTCCTGATTTACGACCAGCACTTAGAACTGAACGGATTAAAGGAAAAAGAGTTAACCGTCGATCAGATATTCTAAATCATCTTGAAAAAGTTTCATGATTGTGCAATAATGATGAAAAGGAGATGATGCTATGGGTTATTTGATCGCCGGTATCGCAATTATAGTGTTTCTTGAAGTGCTTCCGCTGTTGTTGTGCGTGATTGGACTTGTGAAAATTGAAAAGTATCAAAAGAAGCATCCAGAAAAGAGAACAAAAAAGAAGTATGCTTCTTATTCATGGATGGAATGAAAAAGTTTGACAGAAACAAAAAAGAAAGAGCCTTGATGAAGGGCTCTTTTTCTTTATGCGTGCGGAGGTGAAAACATGGCATCAAATTATGAAATAGGGGCTTCGATATCGCTGGACGGTGAACAAACATTTCGGCAGAGCGTGACAAGCTGCAACAATGCATTGAAGGAGATTACATCCGAATCCAAACTTGTGAGTGCACAGTTTGACGGACAGAAGAATTCTATGGCAGCGTTGGAGGCTCAACACGACGTTCTAGCAAAGGCGGTAGAAGCACACAAAGCCAAAGAGGAGGCTTTGAGCAATGCCCTGAATCATGCGGTGCAGAATCAGAACCAGATAGGGGAAAGCCTGGAAAAACTGAAATCCGCACGGGATACGGAACAGGCTAAACTGGAAGAGCTGAAGAAAACCTATGGCGACGCATCGGATGAAGTAAAGGCACAGGAAGAAAAGTTACAGTCTCTGAACGATCAGATTGAAAAGGGCGAGAAAAACTACGAGACAGCCGGAAACCGGGTGCAGAAGTGGCAGACACAGTTGAACAACGCACAGGCCGAGACCATCAAGGCAAACAATGCGCTGGAAGAGAACGAAAAGTATCTTGACGAGGCGTCAAAGTCTGCGGATGGATGCGCCGACAGCATTGACGAGTTTGGCAAGAAGGTAAAGGCAAGCACGGCAGAAGTAGAAGATTCTTCTGATGGTTTTTCCAGTTGGTCAGACAAATTCCAAAACGCTTTTGCAAATCAGGCTTTATCTGTGGCCAAGGAAGTCCTTGGAAAAATCAAGGATGCAGCCATTGAGGCGGCTCAGTATATCGTAGAAGTTGGAAGCTCTTTCGAAGCGGCAATGTCAGAAGTCGCGGCCATTTCCGGGGCAAGCGGGGACGAACTGGACGCCCTGACGGAGAAGGCGAAGGAATTAGGCTCATCCACAAAGTTTTCCGCAACAGAGGCGGCGGAAGCGTTTAAATATATGTCTCTCGCTGGATGGAGCAATGCAGAGATGTTATCCGCAGTAGATGGCGTTATGAGCCTCGCAGCGGCCTCAGGAATGGAATTAGCGGATGCATCGGACATGGTAACGGATTACCTGTCGGCGTTCAATATGGAGGCATCTCAGGCGGCCTATATGTCTGATATGCTGGCATACGCACAGGCCAATTCCAACACCACAGCGGAACAGCTTGGGGAAGCGTACGGAAACTGTGCGGCAAACCTGAACGCAGCCGGACAGGATATCGAGACTGTGACGGCTTTGCTGGAAGGTATGGCCAATCAGGGAATGAAGGGTTCTGAAGCGGGTACCGCATTAGGCTCTGTCATGTCGCAGATTACACAGAAGATGGAAGACGGAGCCATCCAGATCGGCGAGACAACAGTAAGCGTTGCAGATGCGCAAGGTAACTTTCGTGACCTGACAGACATCATTACCGATATCAGCGGAGCCCTTGACGGAATGGGCACACAGGAGCGCAGTTCTGCCCTTGCAGCCACATTCAATAAGACGGCTTTAAGCGGCTTGAACCTTATCTTGAATGAGGGCATTTATAACATATCTGATTATGAGGATTCGTTGAGGGAGTGCGACGGTGCAGCCGAAGATATGGCGGACACCATGCAGGACAACTTGCAGGGGGCTATCACTCAGATGGAATCCGCAGAGGAAGGGTTAGGCGTTGCACTTTATGAAAAGGTTTCGGGACCGCTCACTTCGGCGGTGAAAGTTGCCACTGGTTTGATTAATGGAATCACTGGCGCATTGACTTCTGAAAAATCTGAACTGGAAAACTTTATTGATGACATCAAAACATCAAACGATGAAGTTGACAGCCTTATTTCAAATTCCAAGGAAGCAATGTCCGGGTCTGAAACGGATATTGCACAATTAGAACAGTACCGACAGACCTTACTGGAGCTTAATTCAGAAACAGAAAAAACCGAGTACGACAAATACAGAATCAAAACGATTGTTTCCGAACTCGCTGATTCTATACCGGAATTATCGGATGCATACGATGAAGAAACAGGATCTATTAATCTGACGGATGAAGCAATCAACCGATTGATGAATACACAGGAAGCCTACCTGTTGCAACAGGCCGCAACGGAAGCAAAAGCGGACGCTATGCAAGCCCTCTTCGAGGCAGAAATGAATGTTGCAAAGGCAGAAAGCGCAGTAACTCAATCGTCAAAAGATTTAACTAATGCACAAGAAGCAAATGAAAAATCAGCCGACTTCCTTGCAGGTGGTGCAGGCGATTTATGTGCAGAAGTGGCAGACCTTACCCAGCAAAACAAAGAAGCTAATGAAGAATGGGATAAAGCGAAAGACTTACAAGCAGAAGCAGAAGAACAGTATAAGTTGACTTCTGATGCGGTTGACTCTGCATCAGATAAAATCGCAGAACTGACAGGCGAAACGGGGGACGCTACAGAGTCCACCGAAGAGATGGCCGGAGCACTTGAAAATGTCACTGATGCGGAAAATGAAACTTCTGACGCTCTCGAAGATTTGAAAGAGAGCATCTCCGACTCTATCACAAGTAGCGTGGATATGCTTAACGAATTTGACGGCGGCATGGAAGTAACAGCAGAGGACATCAAGAAAAACCTGCAAAGCCAAATCGACGGAATGAGCGAGTGGAGCGACAACATGCAGACGCTGGCAGGAGCCGCAGGGCAGGGCATGAGCCAGGAACTGTATGATGCACTGGTAGAAATGGGGCCATCTTCCGCAAACCTTGTTAATACTCTGGTGGAAACATTGACTTCCGACATGGAAAACGGCACAAGTGAGTTTTCGGAAATTTGCGGCGAATGGTCGGAGGCCATGGCCTTAAGTGATGATTCTGAAATACTTGCATCCTATTCTTCCGTAGGTGATGGAATCAATTCAGCCGTGCAGACTTCCATAGACACGGTAAAGGAAACTGTATCAACCGGAACAGAAGGCATTGCAGAGGAAGCATCTCAGATTGATGAAGAGATTGCAAAAGGCGTAGAAGCGAACAAAGCAGAAGTTGCAACCGCAACAGAAACCGTGATTGCAGAAAGCACGGCGACTATTGCAAAAAAATACACAGATTACCGCTCACAGACGCAGACGGCGGCGAAAGGAATCGCTGACGGTATCCTTGCCACGAAAGCCAATGCAATGCAGGCGGCCGTTGAAGTGGCAAAATCGGCACTTACATCAGCAAACGGGCAGACGTCCCAATTTACCGAAGTAGGTAAGAATATGATGGCCGGTGTGGCCGCAGGATTGAATCAAAATTCACAGCTTGTATACAACGCAGTAACCACAATTCTGAACAAAGCCAAAACAGAAGCCAACAAAGCCACCGATTCGCACAGCCCATCGAGGGTATGGCGGAATCAGGTAGGTGCGTATATGTCTCAGGGTTTGGCCTTGGGTATCACAGACGGGACGAAGGATGTAATTCAGGCGGCGGTTGACCTTGCCAAAGCGGCCGAGGATGCCACCACTGGAGAACTACAGATTCAGTCACCAAGTAAGGTATTTAAGTCTTTCGGCGCCTACATTTCTGAAGGCCTTAAGATTGGAATTGTAAGCAAAAAGGGAACGGCCGTGAAGGCATCCGCTTCCATGGCAAAAGAAGTGTACGAAAAAGCATCATCGTGGCTCACCAGCTATAAAAAGACGCACAGCGTAGGCATTGAGGACGAAAAGAAGTTTTGGAAACAGATAGCCACAGTTGTAAAAAGTGACGGAGCATCCTACAAAAAGGCTTTGAAAAATGCCGCTGTGAATGACAGCTTTGTAAGCGAAGTGCAGAAAAAGTTGAAATCTGCTTTTGATGTATCTTGGCTCACAACGAAATCAGGGCAGACGGTAAAAAAAGAAGCTGCAACTTATTACAAGGAACTGACAAAGGCGGCAACGACTTACATCGAGAACAAAACGGCCACCGACAACCTTACCTTACAGCAAGAAAAATACTTTTGGCAGCAGGTGCAAAAATATGTAGACAAGGGAACACAGACCTATGCAGACGCCGCCAAAAAGATAAAAAAGCTGAATACGGAGATCAAAAAAGAGCAGACAAGTTCCAAGAAGAGCGACTCAAGTACTATACAGTATGGAGTATCTGGAGACGGTCTGGAGGCCTACAAGAGCCTATATAATGTATCAGCCTATGCAGAACTGCAATACTGGCAGCAGGTGCGAAAAAGCAAGAACCTGACAGCCGCTCAGAAGCTTGCCATTGATGAAAAAATCGTTGAGGCGGAAACAAACTATTATGATGAGCTTAAGGAATTAGAGGATGATTACTATGATAAGTGCAGTGAAGTAAATGAGAAGCTGCAAGAAGAGGTCGAATCCTTAACCGAAACCTACACCAGTGCTTTGTCAGAGCGCAAATCTGCTATCAAAGATTCTTTCGGTATGTTCGACGAATTTACCAGCGAATCTGAAACAGCCGACGTTTTACTCGCAAATATGCAATCACAGGTTGCGGGGTATGAGCTTTGGATGTCGCAGTTGGAAGAGCTGCGAAGCCGTGGCATTGTATCAGATGAGTGGATGGAAGAGCTGCAAGAGTTGGGACCTGATAACGCAGCTACCATCGTCGCCCTGAATCAGGCATCTGATGAGCAATTGCAAGCAATGCAAGAGGCATACGATGCGAAAAACCTTCTTGCACAGAAGGAAGCAGAAAAGGAACTAGCAAGCCTGAAAACGGAAACAGATGAGAAAATTGAAGCCCTAAAAAAGGCGGCTCAATCAGAACTGGATGCCTACAAGGCAGAATATGAGGCATCCGTTGCGGAAGTTTCCGAAGCGATTAGCGAACCACTGAAAAAACTGGCGACACAGGCTACTACACTGGGAGAAACGGCGACAGCTAAATATATTCTTGGGTTAAAAAACGAAGCTGAATCGAAAGAAACAAAGCAGACTTTGAAAGGCATCAATAAAGTTGTGGTTGACAGCGTGGGCGATATTTCCACCAGCATGAGCGCAACAGGAAAGGGCGCAGTTGATACCCTTGTTAATCGGATGGAGAAGCGAGCGAAAGCAGAAAGCACCGCCGAGACTTTATCATCCACCAAAGAAACGATTGCCAGCGGACTGAAAGGCCTGACAACAAAAGGGAAAACCATCGGCACAAATATGTTGGATGGGCTTCTCACAAATCTGAACGACGAGGAAAAGATTAAAAAGAGCGCAGCCACTTTTGTGGACACTCTAGAGGCAGCCATCAAAAAAGAGGCCGGCATTGCATCGCCGTCAAAGCGTTTCCGTGATGTGATCGGTAAGCAGATACCTGCAGGTATCGCCGTAGGAATCGAAACGGGAACAGAAGAAGCGGCAGACGCCGGGGAAGAGATGGTAAAAAGCATCTTGGACGCAACCGCCGAACAGATCCAGAGCCAGCAGGCAACAGTTGCAAGCACCTTGGACGGAATAGATTCCAGCGGTATCAGCCTTGTGAACAGCATTGCGGCGCAACCTTTAACATCTCTTAATTCTGTGACAGTAAATAACTCCGGAGCTGCGGAAATGATGGCCGGGATGATAACAGAGCTTCGAAACGTAAAGGATGAGATATCAAGAATGAAAGTAGTAATGGATACAGGCGCATTAGTGGGAGAGATTGCAGAACCGGTAGGGGACGCACTCACAGCACAAGTGATGAGGGGGTGGTAATATGGCGACAGCAAAGGCAACGATTAATGGTATAAACATCAAAGATTACAATGCGGAATTTTTTGGAATTACACTGGATGAGCGGGATATATCAAATTCCAGCGAAGCAATGGACGGGACCTTCTCGCCTTTTTTGATACGCCCTACCATGGGACTGAATGAATATTCTTTGATTTTTCACGTATATGGGAATTCCAGATATTCGGTGTGGGACAATGAGAGCAAGCTGCTGAAAGCATTTCAAGATGTATGCACCGTGTATATCGACCAACTTGGAAACGCTTCAGCACGTAAAAAAGAATTTATTCTTTCTTTAAAGAGCGTATCAAGAACCGAATACGGGCAGGGGCATCGGTGGAGCCGGGTTGTGTTAAAATGCGTGGGTTACTGTAAAGGCAAGGAAATATCGTCTTTCAGCTTGAGCGGCATAACCGAAGATAGTGATGATTTTTCAGTCACTTTTTCAGCTGATGATATTGCTTCTAAATTTGTTGGAAGCGTGCCAGTAATTGCAAATATCAGTCTTTCTCAGTACCGACTCCCGACAATTACAAGCACCGACACCGGAGCCAATGAGGCGGAAATCGGGAACCCATATCCTATTGCGGCAACGGTTACCATATCCGGGGTATGCTTAAACTCTTACGGAAAAGATATGGGCGACTTTGTGTTGACTGCATATCCTTTAAGTCCCACTGGGGAAAAATTTGCCGGGATGAAAGAAATCACAGTGAATGGGCTTTCTGGCAAATATACATTTACGAATAATGTACAAGCTGAATACGGATGTGGTTATGTTTCGGTGTCGATGCCTTCGCCTATCGTCCTTGGGCAGAAAGGGCAAGAAATCAGCATGAAAATTAAAGGTATAAATCAGGCAACTTTTAAAAACAATTTCACTGTAGCGCTGCAATACTATCCAATTTACTTGTAAGGAGGGCATCGGATGAGAGTACTTACACAGGGCGGGGGATTCAAGCGCTTCCTTTTCCGCAGGAAAGATTTTAAGCTGGAAGAGAAAATTGATAATGGGGTGCGAAAAGTCCAGATTTCTCTCACTTACCCTTTGGAGGATGGCCGGGTACTCTGTCAAGATTTGCTTGAATACGAGGGGGATTACTACAGAGTAAAGGAGGCTCCCATCAAGGGGGTGACCGGTTCCATCGTTGCAGAGCAGGATACGGACGC